TCCGTCCGTCTGTCCGTCTGTCCGCGTCTAATCCCCTTGGATTCTATGGATTCGGGATTCTATAGAGTGGTAGTGTGAGTGTAGAGTAAGTAGTAGTGTAGAGTAGACTGAGCGATAGAGTAGAGCGACGGATAGAGTAGACTAGAGTAGAGCACAAAAAAGGGCGACCGAAGCCACCCTTTTAAGACGATTAAAGATTAACCGATTTTTACTAGATTTTCCTCGACTAATCTAGGTTTGTAGTGACTCCAAATATCCATAGGAGTTTGGACTGTTACCAATCCAGCTTTTTCTAAGGCAGACTCTTTGCTGCCGTCGACTCCAACCAACTCACCCACAGTCAAAGTATAATCTTTAGCGGCTAGTAAAGCCTCGATTATTTTCCCAGCTTGAGGCGGGAATCTTCCCTCGGGAGTAGCTATTAAAGTCACTCTTTCGTTATAGTTAGTCGAACCCTTTTGGGCACCTGCTTTAAAGTTTGGATTTATTTTCATAATTTTCCTTTTTGTTTTAGTTAGTGATAGTAAACCCTTTTACTATCTAAGTACTACTATACGCGGGAGTGCAAAGAAAGTAAAGCACTAAATAGATTGCTAGAAAAACCCTTGTAAAATCGTGGATTCTATAGATTCGCGGGTCTACGATTCATTTTCGATGATTCGACCGCCTGTGCGTTTTTCTATTAATTGTTCGAGTCGAGTGAGTATATCATCTTTAGACATCAAATCAATCTTCGCGGTCAGTACCTCACGTCTATCGATGTAGAGTCCACCCGCTTTGCCTCGATGTACCTCTGCTGTGATGGCAGCGGATATCTGTCCTTGGTCCTTGGCTTCCTCTCTGAGGTCGTGTAGAGTGCCGAGATGATTCTCTAAGGAAATCTGGTCGCGTTCCGCGGCTGCTATTTCCAAGTCAATGAGATAATTCTTTACGAGTGGGTTATGATTCAGTAGTACACTGCCTTGAGTTTTAGCCCCCTTTCTATCCTTTGTATACCCTGCTTTTATCGCGGCTTCCGTTGCTGTTTGTCCTTTGAAGTATTCCCTACAAAATTTCTTTTGTTTAGAATTTAATGGTTGCCAAATCTTACCTTTTTCATCCATGAAACCTTTTCCGTCTTCAGTAGGGTGTAACGGTGTGTAAGTCAGTTGTTTCATATAATACCTCGCTCCAGTAGTGTTATTATTCTATTAGATTTTATTATCAAATAAAAACAAATTCTCATGCCCTCTGGTAAATCTTACCATTAGTTTCTAATAACTAATAGAAAATCTATTAGTTTCGTTAAATCAAAGAATCCAATAAAATGCTGTATCTTAGCTCGATTCTATTAGAATATTAGAGATATTAGTAGTTTTTAACATTTCTTCGAGTAAAAAATTTTATTTTTAAAAACACTAATACGAATAAAATAATACCCCCGAACCACGGACAGCGGAACGAGGGTATTTAGTAGAGAACTACTTAGTAGCTAAACGGATAGACGCTGATACCTTCCCATAGATGGTCAAAAACAGCATCGAGAGGGAAAAAATCACTATACCTAGACGCATGGCTAGAGTGCCAACGAACCGAAACATCCTGGTCACCATTTTGGTCGACGCGATACACTACCACCGCATGACTAATTTCCGAACGCATACGATTATACGCACCACTTATAGACTCACTATAAAACTCCGAAGGGAACGAACCCCTAGGAGTCAACCTTTTTAGAGTAGGATACAATTCACGATTACGACCAGCCATCAGACACTCAGTAGGTATAAACAGAACATCTTTAGAATCAGTCTCATGATGACCCAAACTCAGATGGATAGGACCAGCATTAAACTTACTAGGTACATTTATTTTTTTACTATTGATACCTTTACGAGAGTGAGACTTTGACGACGACCACTCATAGCAATAATCATTACCAGTACCATTAGTACTACGAGCCCAAGTATTATGATACAACTCGGACGGCTCGAAGTTTAACGACTCATCGAAAACGACAGCATGGAACAGGTCCACAGCTTCGAAACGCTCAGAGTCATAAGCACAGAGCCAGTAATTTACAAATTCGTTAGTTTTTTCTAACGCCCTAACTAAATCTAAACTTTTAGTAATCCCTAACTCTAGGTCTTTCAATAGCTTAGTATTTTGGTTTATTTTTGTTTCTTTCACGATAAATTCTCCATTTTTCGTTTACGGGTCTAAGTTAATTCTTAAACCTTACTTATATTATAAAGGGCGAAAACGCGAAAGTAACCGAAAACCCGAAACGCCAAGCGATTACCGCATAAAAAGAAACCCCGACTGGGGGGATAGTCGGGGCTTCGAATGTTGGTACTGGTCTTAGGTGCTCTATTTATTATCTTGGCTTCTTAGCCTGTAGAGTCAAATGCTCTCGTTTTTGTAGAGTATGCCTAAAATGCAGTTCCTGTTTTTAATCTGTACTAGCCGTTATTATTAACGTCAAACCATGCTTTCGCTGCTGCTCTGATAGCATTCGTTCTGCCTATCTTAGCTCCTGTCTGCTGTGCTAACATTTCTGCAATATAGTCTATATCCTTCGCTAAATCTTCGGGTAGTGCTACATTTTTTCGGTTCTCTTGATTATTCATTGCTTCCTCCTTTCTTATGCCTGAATAAAAAACATTGGTGTTCGACTTCGTAAATAAAGTGTGCCACGTATATCCAATCGTCGTCTTCCATCGTATAAATATACATTCCGACGGGTCCGTGAGCTCCATTAACATCACCTGCATACTGTCCTTTTATTTCGGACTTTGCAGAGTCTATCGTTTTACTCACGACTACCGCTATATCGCTTGGGTCGGACATCGCCTCTTCTACTAGCTCGTCGTAAGTGTTCTCCCATGAGAACACTCCCGCTTCATCAAATCTAATAGTCGCCATTAGCCCACCTCGATTGTATCTAGGGTAAATCCACAAGGTAAGGTCTCCCTTATGTGGTCTATCAAGGACTGCCAACAAGTCACCTCGTCGTCAGAGATATGGAAGAAATCTTCCATTCCATCTCCAATCTCGTCTTGATATCCGATACTGATAGTTTCATTTCTGTCGAACTTTCCAACACATTCGACCCCGTCAACCACTCTATAGTTGGTTAAATTTGTTACACTCATTTTACTTCTCCCTTAATAAATGTAGGTTTATCAATCGGCTCTAACATATAACCCATTTCCATGGGCTCTACATAACTGAACCATCTATCTTTCGAGTCTCTCAGTAATATCTTACTAATCGGCTCGAATCTTATAAAGATTATCGAATCTACTGCCATTTTTCCTATATATCTACCTTCGCCAAATGTAGTCTTTGCACGAATGTCGTCGAAGTATAAGAAAACGTCGTAAAACTCGGTATCTCTAATATTGTTTTTTATTTCCACGATAATCTCCTTTTCGTAGGGTCTAAGTTAATTCTTAAACGCTTAATATAATTATAAGTACGAACAAAGCGATAGTAAAACAGTACTGGAAACCTTGAATCTGACATTCTAGGATTTTACAAGGTTTTTTCGTAACCTCTTAGCTTCTATCCTTTTAGCGTCTGCTATACCTTGCCTCATCGAAGTTTTCAATGCATATATATCTTCTTGAGGTAGACCGTCATTTAAATCGTATACTACAAATGGATTATTTGATTCTATAACTCCTAGATTACAATGACCATATTCTTTAGGGTCGATGTAGACTTGTTTGCTACCTTCTTCTTTACTAACGTCAGTTTTAGAAACTTGTTTGTTAATTAATGCATTTCTATATAGAGTATCGCATTTACTATCGCAAAACTTTCGTTTAGAACCCTCTAGTTTTTTATCACACTGTAGACAATAAAACTCGTTAGCGAGTAGACGCTGCATTTCTTTATCTAAAGCAGCTATCCGTTTATCGCGTTTTTCTTTTTCTAGGGCTAATCTTTTTTGTTGTCGTTTTATAGCTCTTTGGCGGGTACGTTCTCTTAGTAGATGTATATGTTCTTCTTCTCTACATTTTGGTGAACAATACTTCCTCTTGCGTCCACCGTAGTTATCACCGCACCACTCACATTCGTACGGTAATCGAATATTTTCGGGTCTTTTATCCTCTAATCGAAGGTAATCGAGTACAAAGTTCATAGCCACTCCCGAAGTCTACAAGTTTTATGTTATCTGTTTTAAGAGTCGGAAATCCACCTTCACCATTAATAAGGTTGCCTTCTTCGTCATACATATAGTCGTCTATGATACGTTCAACTTCCTCAGTTAATGCTTCAGTAGTTTCAAATTTATCGGTAATGATACCTATCAAAGTCTCGTCAGAATCTGCATCTGCCATAATTACTTCGATAGTATCAGCTTTTAGTAGTTTATTTATATCAGTCATTTTATCTCCGTTGGTGAGGTGAGTGCAATAGGGAGAATTATCGCTTTATTATGAAAGGATTTGCACCCACCTCGTAAATTCATGTACTCAGGTCTAATGACCCCTCCTTGAGTAATTGTATTTGTCTTTTTCTTCTATCGTCTTCGTTAGTAATAATATGTATTTGTACTAACGCTCCTGTTCTATCGTAGCCATACTCGATATCTTTCTCGTATTTATATCTCACTGGTACACTCATTGTTCAATAGTTTATCAGTATTTCTAGCTATGATAGCGGAACACAGACCGCAAAGAAATAGTCCATCTTCTTTTACTATCGCGGGTTTCCCGCATTCGTCACATTTTATATTACCCATTTGGTCTCCTCCTTTTTATTCCAAAACACGTTCGGCAATACGAACCTTCGCGTACTTGCCATAAACCGTCATCTTCCGAAACTTGTTTCTTACACCTATCGCAAAGATACTTAATATCTTGTACTCCTTTTTCCCAAACTATAAGTTCCATTATTCGTCCCAATCCACAGGTGCCCAGACAGTATCAGTATGATAGTCTTCACCTTTATAATACATCGTAGGTCTCTCGGTGTCGAACACGGGTCGAGCATAAATTACACCACTTTCGTAGCCGAGTAATATATCGTCCTCAGTCCATATATCAGCACCGTAATAATCGAGAGTTGTTTTAGTCTGGTTTTCGACGGGTGATTCCATAACCAATCGCCATAGCTCTACGTAATGCTCGACAATTTCTGCGGCTTGGTCTAGTGTAACAAACTTAGCCATTCGTTTAGTCTCACCGTCAGTACCGTTAGCTTCTTCGTTAAATCGTATATAAAGTACATATAAATCGTTTTTATCTTCCATCTGTGCTCCATCTTTCTAATTGGTCATTAACTATTTTAATTAAATCACTGAAAAATTCGTTAGCTTCTTCTTCGTCAGAAGTACAGAAACTATTCTCAGTGTCCATAGTAAAATAATTATCCTCGTCTATCTGCAAAGTATCTTTAAGTTGTTGTTTAGCTACTTCGTCTATAGTGTCGCTAATATCCCAATCGACAAAATATCTGATTTCTCCATCATCACAAAATTCTTTTTCGTAAGTACAAAAGAATCCCTCGTCTGGCTTTGCAAATTCTCTATAGACAGACATAAATGAGTCTTCATCCCTCATATATATCCTCCTTTTCTAGTAATTCTAGAACTTCATAATAAATACCGAGATGTTGAGCAATAGCCCAAAAATCTGTAGTATCACCACTAAGGTAAGCCTCTACAAAGAGTCGTATTAAAGTCTTTTTATCCCTCATATATGTCCTCCATTGAAACTTGTTTCGGCTTACCGAGTCTATCATCTAAATTATGATATAAACCCTCAGAACCGAAGATTACTCTTTTGCCGACAACATTATGACCTGCGTCTGTAAGTTGCTCGACACACCTATCCATATCTTTATCTAGTAAAGTATCACCCTCGACTGTTTTCTCCCAAACTAGTTGTTTCCTACCGTTCGGGTGAGTTAGCCAAATGGCAAAGCTACTGTATTGTTTCGTCATCTGATAATTCTCCTTTAATTATTAAATATAAAACCATTTTACCTACGAAAGTACGCAAAGTAAAGCAGTATAAAGAATAGTAGAACGCTTTCATACATTTTCTATTGCTGCCTTTATCTCGTTTATCACTTCTTGATAACCGTCTCGTTTTATTAAAATCGTTTCTCCCCAGTTCTCGCACTCTAGACCAAACCTATCGTAGAGTTCGTCTTCGAAATCACTACGTTGGTGATGACCTTCTTCTGACATAGCTTGGTCGTACCCTAACTCAGCCCATATATCTAAAATATATCCTGCTTTTAAGTCAGGGTGTTTAGGGGCTCGTCTAAACCAATCATCATATTTATTAGTCATAGATATATGCTCCATACGCTTCAATCTCAAAGTCATCGATTTCTTCTGGTTCTTCCCCGTCATTAACTCTTTGTTTATTATTTTCTTCCAACCATTTCATAGGTTCATTCGTAATAGCGACTAAATCTCTATTACCCTCACTATCGTAAAACCAAACTATGTAAATTGTCATAGACCTAATCTCCTACGTTTATGTTTATTCATCGTACTAGTCGCTAAGTTTCGTTTACCTATCGAAGTTTTCTTACGGACAGGTTTTCGTAACGCTCGTAACTCATTGAATTGTTTAGACTTTCTTGCCATCCTGAATCTCCTTATATATTTTGTTTATCGTTTTATCTGATAGGGCTAGGTGGCTATGTTGAGTTAGAAACTTATCTCCTTGTTCATCATAAATCGCTATACCTATCTTGATACATTTTTTCTCTTTAGCTAGTTTGTGCATTTTGTTTCCTTTGTTGTTTTTTATATAAACTATCTAGTTCTGTTAGTTTCCGAACGAATATTAATCGGAAATCTAACCCCTTCGCACGAGTCGCGGCACTTTTTAATGCCGCTCGTCGTTTAAAATATAACTTCTCGTTAATCATTAGGTTGTACTAAGTAATCTTCGTTATCTTTAGATACGCTCTGATACTTATCAGGATTACCCGTCAACGCAAACTCGAGGTCTTTAATTCTGTCGTCTTGTGACTGCATTTGTGCATGTAGTTTAAAGATGACAGAAGCTTGACTTTCGATAGTCTCTTTTAGTTTTTTACAAACGTCTAAGAGTTTACCTATCATTTCTGTGTTTTTATCTTCCATACTTTCTCCTTTCTAGTATAGGTGAGAGGGAGTAATGTCTAGAGTATGTCCTCTGTTTACGCATACTGACATCGATTCGCATACTCATTGAGTTTTCTTACTCCCTCTCGTCGACAGGCACAAAACAAAAAACAAAAAGCCTGTCTGAAATAATCGTGTTTTGTTTTTAAATACATATTTATATATTAAGTACGAATATTGGGAAAGTAAAGCACTACCCGATACCGCCATTTTTATACATAGTTTTGGCTTTTTTGTAAATAAATCTACCGCAACCTTGTTTCAAATAAATCGTGGGCTGGACCTCCTCACCAATCTTCTTTTGGACGTACTCGCGTTGAGTAGGGTCTACCCCTCCAGCCCTTAAACTTTTTCTTAATACTTTCGCTTTTTTCGAATTCATCAGGTATGTTTTACCTCAGATATCTCATACTTCTTCACATGTAGTTCTAATACATTGTAGATAGTATCTAAAAACTGTCGTTTAGTTTTAGTTTGAGCGTTTGTACATAATCCGATATGGTTATATACATCTTGTGCAGTTATGCCGTAGTTTTCATTACCTCTTGCCCTCTGAGCATGGATAACTCGTACATAAAAATCTTTCCAATTACTTTCGGTAATTTTATTGATACCTACTGTCATCGTAAGCCATATTAGATGATTAGTTTGAGGAGATAGCTGATAATTTTCTTGTCCCTCCTTACCCATTTTTATATAACAATTTTCGTAAAAATCTTTATCTTTTATTTTGCTTAAATCCCAATTAAGTGCCATAGTACCTCCTACTTTCGACCTATGTGTTTAATATCGGAACGTGGTATAACTTGGTATGCTCCTTTATTATAAGCAACACCAATCGAGTAATCTGAACTGATTTCTTGTTTATACCTATCGTCTGCTTTTCTTGTAGTATCGCCCACTGCGTTACGCATTCTATTGAAGAAGTCTTGTTTAGCTTTTTCCTGCTGCTCATACTTTTTATATACCGACTGAACAGCTTGGGTAGTCGAAGCACTGGTCTTCGTCTTCCTAGCTTGTCTAAGACTTTTAGTTTTTCGTTTCTTGCCTTTAGTGTCATATCTCAATGAACCTACATAATTTAATATTGCCATATATATTCTCCTTTCTAGTGGTGTAGGACTGTGCAGGGGGCTATTTCTCCTGCTTCTGTGCACAACCCATCAGCCCTACTTATTAAATATAAAACCATTTTACCTTACACGTTTAGCAAAGTAAAGCACTACCACCAAGTTTCCATAACGCACTTATTTTCTGCAGCGACTCTGAACATAAGGGCTAAATCTTTTAGCTCTTTTACTCTATATTCGTAGATAGGTCCACCTTCTGGATAACCATTACAAAACTTTTGCCACTCCATTTTTTCATCGTCAGGAAGCTCTGATAGATTTTGTTCTATGTATTCGTCTAGAGCATTGGCATACCGTTCTAGTTCATCAGACGGTATAACATCATCTTCGTCTATGTGCCAGATACCATCACGCTCTCCTATTAAAGAAGCTACAAATGATTCATAACAACCACCTCTAAATGAGCCATTACCATGACCACTAGCCATGCCACCTACTAGAGTACAATTTTCGAGACGTTCATCCTTAAACGTCTCGTCACGATTACCTTTCATTATGTAACAATCTAACCCCATAATTACCTCTTTTGTTTAGTCCAAGCTGTAAATATTTTCACAGCTTCTCGTTTATCTAAATCGAATGCTTCTCTAAGTACTCTAGGAGCTTCGAATACATTCATCTCGCCAGACTCTCGTAAGTCTTCTAAAAATTCAAAATACTCATCCATTATAAATACCCCGCAATTCCTACTCCTGGCTCATCGTAAAACGCAGTTATCGAAGTATCAGGGTACATTTCTCTTAATGCGAGTATCACTTTTTCAGGCGGACTCCAAGCCGTCGTAAAATAGTACATAAGACAATCGTCATCATGTGCCGTATCTACGTCATACGAGTTCCATTTAGTGTCCCAATTAGATAGATTCCAATCGTACCAACGTTGGTCGTGTTTTCCTGTGCTTTCGAAAATACCTTCGTCATTAGGAAGTTCTCCTACTTCTCCAAGGTTTTCTTCGCTACCTAACCAAGAGGTTTCTTCTCCAGTTAGTGGAGTTTTCTTCCAGTCGGGCTGTGGAAGTATCTTGTTAAAATCGAACTCAGTGTCTTTACCCTTCAAGTTCATCCTTATTTCATCAAGTAAAATTTTATTATCAGAATAAATTTCTACTCTATTACTACAGTGATTTGGCATATCTTTCTCCTACCATTGTTCACGGACAACAAAAGATTGCTCTTTATTGTCAATTATTTTATATGCGAAAATATCAGTTCGTTTTTTATCATTACGAACATGAATCTTCGCCCCTTCATGAGTTGAGCAAGACATCCATAAGCCCCAAGGCTCGTCATCTCTTGCGTCAGCACCTACATATTGTCTATATACCTTAAACCTTAGTACTGTTTCCAGATATTGAGTTTCAGGGTCATATGCTGGTTGTTCCATGCTTTCTCCTTTCTAAGCCCCAAGTTAATGAGAGGGTGGTATAGGGGACTTGCTGGTCTATACCACCCAATGTTCATTACACCTTAATGAAGTAGCCCTCATCAGTAAGTCTTTTAGCATAAAACCTGAAGATTCTCAAAGGGTCTTGTCTAGTAGACAATTCCTTCTTCTTCACCGCTAGGGACACTAAGTCCTGCGCTGTAAAGCTAGATGAATCAAGTTCATCTTTTTTAGCTTCTTTCACAGTTTTAACTAACGCTTTCATCTGAGGAGTTTTAATATCCTTAAAACCTAAGTCTGAGACCTTATATAAGGTCCTAGAAGCCCCTTTCGAAGCTGTAGTAGGTTTAGGAATACTAACTGCTGCCTTCTTCTTAGGAGCTCTTTTTACAGAGCTAGATACTGAAGTAGAGGTTTGCATAACTTTCTCCTTTCTAAATTAATCACCGCCCTTTCGGACACCTTCGGCTTTATAATGTGCCGCAACATAACTAAACTATACTTACGAAGTAACGGAAAGTAAAGCACTATACGAGAGCTAGATTTAGTCTTGATTGACATAATCTCCTGTCGCTCCTGATAATAAATCATTAGCTTCATCTACAGTTTCCCATAGATTTCTACTACCCTCTGTTCTACTAACATCGTGCTCTACATAATGTACAAGTTCTTCTAGTAGAGTATGTATGTGCCAGTTTTTCTTTTTCCAAGATTTAACTTCTTGAGCGAGGTCAGTCACTCTAGTTTCTAAATCTTTTATGTAGAGTTCAGTATTCAACTTTTTCTCCATATACGTACTCCTGATACTTCAGAATCGTTTACTTGTTCTAAACGTTGCCTAATAATAAATTTCCACTCTGGGTCATGTTTTTGACCAAAAGTTCTACACGCTTGAGATAATCTGTTTTTCATACGAGTAACATTATCTTCAGGCTCCATAGGTATGAATATAGAGTCACCTACGTTCATCTTACCAAATGGATATCTATTTCTAGACCTTGTATCATCAGGTAGAGGTATATCAGAATCTATTTGAATATCTAGTTCTTCCATTAGTTCACCTTATTTTTATCTGGACTAAAATGTATTAAGTCTTTTTCTTCCAGAAAGTTTTTCCAAAACATCAATATTAGTAGAGGGTCTTGTACTGGTTCACCAGAAGCGTCTACTAATTCTTGACACCCTTGATTTATCATAGTTTCGGATAGTGCTTCAGCGAGTTCGGTACACTCAGATTCCTGCAACGCTATCCAAATAGCCCCCGCCACTTCAGGACTAAGCTCAAAGTGGCTAGGGTTATCGTGTTTATCGCTCAACTAGGCTGCCTCTGCATATTTAACAGCAAGGTCTAGAGCACGTGCTTTTCTATTAGCACCCGCACCGAACCACGCACTATGTAGATTGTTACCTTCGTCGTTAGACTCACGTAAGTGGTCTTCTACATAGGTGACAGCATTTAATGCTCCCCACCATGTACCTTTAGACGATTTAAGTTCAGCTCCTGGCTGACGTTCTAGAGCTTCAACAACTAGAGCAGGATATTTGTTAAACCTATCTTTAATAGGAACAATATCTCCAACTAGTTTGCCTTCCTCTTTTTGTTTCATCTCTTGACGAAACTCTTCGAGTAAGCTAGGTTGATAAACCTCACTAATAAACTCTAATACATTAGAGTGTTTAGCTTTCTTCTGAGCAAGGAACTGAGCCTTGTTCTTAAAGTCAGCCATAGTCTGAGCAGACAAACCTAATGCTTCCTGTGCCGCTTCCATAACGTCTTCGTTAAAAGCTCTGACGTGTGGCATACGGAATGAAGCTGTGCCGCCCTGACTTAAAGCAAACGTTAGAGTATTGTTACAAACAACTCTAATAGGTGTTAGCTTTATAGTCATCGACTTACCAACTACGTGTGGCTGATTAATTAAAAGGTAACCTTTAATTTCATCATGCCCCGCTAGTTCAAAGTCCTCAGAGATTTTGGCTAAACCCCAAATCTCTTTACCACCTTTTAAGCTACCTGCAGTTTCCATAGTCATTGCACCCGCTTCTGTAAAGCGTTTGAAGAACTCAAAAACTTGCTCGTTTTGTATAGGTATGTAGTCCCTACCGCAGTGGCTTAGAACTTGGTTATCAGAATCGCGAACGATGTGGAAGGTATTCTCCGCTTGGATAAGACCTACATCTTCGCCCCACTCAGGTGCGTCAAGCGTATAGCTTGGACGTTTACTAACTGTCCAGTCTAGCTTTGCCGCCTCCTGCATTTGCCATGGAGTGAGGTTAGAGTCTACCTCTACACCTAGTCGGTGCCAAGGTTTTTCACCTGCCCACGCCATAGTTTCTATTTGATGTGCCATATATTTCTCCTTTCTATAAATGTCACGTTAATTAACCTTTTAATAATATAAAAGGACATAAGCGGTACTTTACGCGTCATACCTACGAAAGTAAAGCACTATATAGATTAGCCCATTCGTATGGTTTTATAAGAGTTACTAGAGACTTTTGATAAAAACCTTTAGGATTTTCTTGTAATTCTTTTGCACCACTTAAACCATCAACATGGTAGAGTTTAATTACATCTTGTTTTCTAGCTAGTACGAATACCTGACCACCCACCGCTGACCTTTTAGCCATCCAAGCTACTTGCATTGGTCGTAGAGTGAGTGACTTGCCTCTATGTATCTCTTTTAATTCTATCCAAAACTCTTTGCCTTTGGCACAACCATTTACGTCAGGTACACCTGAACCTGTTAATCCAGTTTCTATTCTTTGAAAATGTATGTCTGTTAAATTATTTTTTAACAGAAGCCACAGGTCTTTTTCTCTAGCCACTAGACCTCTATACCCGTGTGTGGAGCTAGTTTTTTATTATCTGCGGCTAGTTTTACGTCTTTATCTGCTAACCACATATTAAAAAGTTCTCTAGCTTTTTCTTTATCGTCACAAACTTTTACAAACTCCAACCATTTTTCTTTTGCTATTCTATTACCGTTATAATAATCTCCGTCTCCCAATTTACATCGAGTAATTATTTGATGAACTCTTTGTTTAGTTATTTTATGTCGTAGACCTATCTCTTGTAGAGTAGACTTATTTTTTCTCCACTCTTGGTAAATACTTCTATAACGTATATCATTTTCTTTAGCTTTCTGATGATTTATTCCTTGCATTATTGCTCCTCTGTTTGACCCCATGATGGACCAAGTTCATAGTCAACTAATAAAGGCACAACTAAGTCTACGCAATCTCGCATAATCTCACATACCTTCTTAGCTTCGGTTTTATCTTTTACAGATATATCGACTTCATCGTGTATTTGTAGATGTGGAATAATTCCTTCTTTCCACAACTCCAGCATAGCTAACTTAGTCATATCTGCTGCTGAACCCTGAATTAATCTATTCAGAGCTTTATAAGTGAAAGACCTTTTTAGACTTTCACCATATTCACTTTTAGCTTCTTCTAATGGTAGAGGTGTAGTTCTTTCGAACCTGCTCTCCCATAAGTCGAACCTACATCGTCTACCCCCTAAAGTCTTTATATATCCTCTATCTGTAGCTATCCGAGTACATTGGTCTTGTAGTCCTTTTATAAAAGGTACTTTCTCATGATACTGGTCAAATAGTTTTTGTGCTTCGCTATCATCTAAACCTAATTCATTAATTAATTTTTCTTTCCCCATGCCATAGCTAAGTCCTAGGTTTATCGTCTTAGCTTGTTTACGTGGTATATTAGCCATATCTGCAACTATTTGATGAAAGTCTGCATTCCTTTCGGTATACTCTATAACTGCTTCTTTAGCTCCCGCTAAATTCATTTTATCAGCATAATGTACAGTTAATCTAGGTTCTTGTTGTGAGTAATCGAACACACCCCATTCACAATCTTCTTCAGGTATGAAGATAGAGCGTATCATATCTCCAATCTCTGGGTCTCTTGCAGGTACTTGTTGTAGATTAGGATTACTATAGCTGAACCGACCACTGACCGTGCCCCCTCTATCACTACGTAATGGATGAGCTTCTGCATGTATACGACCTTCGTGTGAATGTTCTAATATCATTTTATCTATAAAAGTAGTTCTAGCTTTATTTAATTTTCTAGCTTCTACAATTAGTCTAGGTAGTTCATGAGTATGGCTTTCTAACCACTGTCTTTGAAAAGAAGCCATGCCTTTTTCAGTTCTAGGATAGAATAATTTATTTTTATCGAATATGTCTTGTAGAGAAGCATTAGCCCATAGATTGACTTCCGAACCGTACTTCCTTTTTATTTCTACTTGAATCTTTTGTTCTTTTTTAGATAGTTCTTTCGAAATAGAGTGAGCTTTTTCTTCATCTACTCTTACACCTCTCCACCTCATTTCTATAAGTAGAGGTATCAAACTAGTTTCTAATTCATATATTTTTGATAAGTCTTGACTTTTTATTTCTTGTTTTAATTTATCCCAAACTTTTAATGTAAGTGCTGCGTCTTGCTCACCATAAGGTCCAACGTATTTAGAATGTAGTTTATACATTTCTGATTTAGGATTTATACCATAAGCGAGTGCTGCGTCTTGTAATAAAGACTCATCTTTTTTATTATTACAATAACTCTCACCTAACGAGTCTAGTGAATACGAACGTCTGTTCTCATCGATGAGAGGTGCTGCGAACATAGTATCTACTATATTCCCACACACCTCTACACCTTCTCTTTTTAACCACCCAACATCGTACAATGAGTTATGAAAGACCACGTCACGTTTATTAGATGAAAGAGTTTTAGACAGCCATTTGAGGACTAACCCCTCGTCTAAGTTGCCCCCGCCTTGATGTCTAAAAGGGAAATAACCTTTCCAATCATCAGTAGCTACACCCACACCTATGACATAACCATCACCTGTAGCCCAGCCTGGACCCTTGACTAATAAGTTAGGGTCACAGGTTTCTAAATCGACTGCGATAGTTTTTGTCTCGGGTATATTAGGAAATAACTCGGGCACTTCCCAATTACTCTTAGGTGCGAACATAGGTTCTTGAATCACTTTTTCTTTTTAGTCTGTAGCTTAGTCTTTTTAGCTCTAGGTTTCTTACCTTTAGCCCTAACTACACCAACTTGTTCAGCTTTTTCTGGTGCTTTAGGTCTATGTTTCTTTTCCTCGAACTTAGGTAAATCGACTGCTGCTTCATCTAACGCTTTATCGACTTTATCGTCTTTCTTAAAAAATTTAAGAACTTTAGCTATTATCGTCATGTTGACTCTCCTGTATTATAGTTGTACTAAACATTTCCTCTATGGTTTCAGGGTCGGACTGTGCCAATATCTCCTGTTCACAAAGTAACAAATATCTACGTAAATCACGTATATCATCTAGTAGACCTGCTTCACCTTTAAATGCTTCTCCAGCTTCAAAGATATCCCAACCATGTTTTTCTGATTGGTGTTCTATCCTATCGAACTTACGAGCTAACATCATAAAAGCTCCTACACCTCCTCTACGTTTCCAAGAATCTCCATACGAAGTTTCTGCTTTCTTTAACGCTTCGAGGTCTCTCTGTGCTATGTCTTTCATAGCTTCCCACTTACTTGTCATAAGTACTCCTTATTTATTATTTAAATTATGTAACTTATCTCTTTTGGTTATCCAGTTGAAACAAGCCACCATCCAATCTTGAGCAGTAATTTTAGATACATACTCATACGCTTTATCGTAATCTCTCTCTTTATGAGCACTAAACGCTTTCACCATAGGCATAGCTATGTCTTTGAAAGTAGGCTCATTAAAATTATAGTTAGATAAATCTATTTTCTTTTCTGTATGTTCGGGAACATCATCTATATCAAGCCACCATAAATTAAAAGGACTAAAAAATATTCGTAATTCTTTATCGAATATTTCTTTATCTGTATAGAGTGGACTATATTCATAACCGTCACAGTAATCAGAACTTAAATGTCTGTATGTTAGAGGGTCAAGTTCTGCTCCTTTTATTCTATCCCAAACTTTATTTTCATAGACGTGTAAGCTATCGCTAATCTGTGTATATACTCCTATATCAACTCCTATAGCTAAAGCAATATATTCCTGAAGGATAGACATATGTACTGCGTTAGCACCATAAGCACCCCATACCATATCGTTAGAGCGATTACAGACTGTCATATTTAGTTTTCCGTTTCTAATTTTAAAATAAATATTCGTATTACAAGGTACATCTAAAGACTTATCAGCTAAATCTTTTATACCCCACATCTGTAAAACTGCACGTCTATCGTCAGGATTTTTAATTAATATATCTATGATTTGTTCTATTTGGTCTTCACCAAAATAACTTCTCCACCTATTACCGTAGGCAGCATTTAAAGTCCTGCCATCATCAGAAAAATCTTTCATAGATTTTACAAAGTAAGTAAGTGGTGCTAAATCATTATTACCATTCAACATCCATAGACTTTCTATAAAATGAAAAAATGGGTTAGCGTCTCGTTTAGTACAAAATAAAACTCGCTCCCAAGGATTCTGATAAACAGTAGTTAATGGTTCATTTAGTTCTAACGTTTTACCGTTTCTACTATCTTGTTCTATATAGTTATCTGGAAAACAAAATAAATCAATCCCTCTTTCTAGGGCTTCATTTACATTCCTTACCTTTAACGTATTCATACGGGTGAGTTATGCATTCCTGTTATTTCATCTATAAGAAACCCTATCTCTGATTCCGTAAGCACGGGTATCTTCCTTTTTATAAACTCTACCGCTTGAGTATAGTCTGCGGGTACGTTTAGAAAATACGCTACTTCTACGAACTGAGTATAGTATTTATCTACTTGCTCACCCCATGTATCTAAGAGCTCTATGGCTAATTCATTCATTTTGCCCATATGCTTTCTCCTTCTTCTATATCTTCCACTATAGGAAGATGTTTATTATGTTTATAAATAGACCTTGTTCTTCCTTCCTCGTTTAATATACGAGAATACTTATCGAACTCACAAAGTCCTCCTTCTACTTCTCTCATTTCAAAGTTATGTTTTAAGTCATACATACCTTTATTTAATACCCACCAATTATGGTTATTAACTTTTACTATGTCGTAGAGCTCTTGCATTTCAGAGTTCCAATCATGACTTCGTTTCGAGAAAGTTAATTCTCTACCCGTCAACCTATTTAGCCCTCGCATTGCACCTGGACCAGCATTAGCCCACGAACAAATATCTGTAGCTTCATTTAATAAATGAGTAAATCGTAAATCTGTAACTACCTCGTATGCCATAAATGGACCCATGTACGGATATTCTTTTATAAGTTCCCATGCTTTTTGTAATGACCCACCGTCTTGCTCTTTATATTTATAGAGTTGTTCTAAAATATAATCTTTAGCGTTCCACATATGAGTTATAGATTCAGCGACTCCTGTAACTTTATCCATACGGTTAGGTGTCTTGATAATATAAGCACCCGTAATCCATTTAGGTTGTACCCGTATAAGTTCTATAGCTTTTTCTCTATCCCACTCTATATGTAAGTTGTTATCTAATAAAGTTCTACCCGTTTCTATAAGATTAAACCACCTAAAGATAACCGTAGCCATAAATACTTCGGGCTTATCTTTTAGTGGGTCTCTTATATGAGTTCTTAACCAACGGGTAGTTCTATCGTCTTCTCTATATACTTGACAAAACTTAAACTTTCTAAGTATCTCGTCTTCTGTCCAAGGCGGTTTATCTTTATAGTATTCCTTACACACTCGTATACCTTCCCTTTCAGAAATCCAATACTTATAAAGTTCTACTTGTTCTGGTATAAAGGTCATTACTTCTTACGTATTCTCCATGCACAATTATTAGCTACTGATGGATAGAAAGTCGCTGCTGCCATTCTTAAAAACTGCTTACCGAATCTATCTTCTAATAGACTAAATTGTTTATGAGTCCATCCTCCATACTCTCTATGGTGATTTTCAGGGTCGTTCATAAACTTTTTCAATCTAGGAAGTTGTATAAATGTTCCAGTAACAGCTTCTATCTCAAAGTTTCTTTCTAGTTCTTCTTTAAGTTCTTCGAAACCCCACTCATATACGTGGTCTTCAGGAAGTTTATCGTTAGAGCCGTCGTGGTTAGGAGTAGATACATATCCTAATGCTCCTGGTCTCATAACCCTAGCAACGTCATCTAACCAAGCAGGAACAAACTCCCTACCCATGTGTTCTATAACTTCCGTAGACCAAAAGAAATCTATACTTTCATCTTCTAGTTTAAATATAGGGTCTACTGTTAAGTCTTGTATACGTATCTCACCGTTAAATATCTTAAACCAAGCAGAGTCTTTTAGTTCTCCACCTGCATTAGACCAATATGGGTTTTCCATTTCACATGCAGGGTCTATATCGTACCCAACGTATGAGCTGATTACGTCAGTCTTTTTTATTACGTATGCTTTATAAAGACAACGCAAAGCCCAACACTCACCACAACCAACTTCAAAAGTATTAAGTGGTCTACCTAATCTTTTAGCTTCGTCTATACATAATGAAGCTATTTTATCGAAACGACTCATATGAGCTAACTCATCGGGTCTCCAATTACCTAGAATACCTGCTGACGCTAAATCCATTCTAGTATTTTTACTATCGTTTTCATTGACAGTAAGTTTTCTTCTTATTGATGACATTACACCTCCCACCAATCTGGTTTATCTCTACCCTTTTCCCACTTAGCGTAATGTTTTTCGTGTATAACATAATCTCTGTAAGCGAGAACTGGGTTCTCATGTTTATACTCATCAGGCATTGCCTGAGGTAATTCTGTTAATCCTGCTATCCGTATATTCGCAGGTAAATAAGAAAGCGGTTCTTCTAATTTTAAAAAACTTAAATGTTGCTTTCCATAACGTCTAGTATATTCAGAACATAAAGCTATAAAGTGACTATAGAGCCATAGATAATTATCGCTAGTAGTTCTAGCCCATATCGTACATGGGTGGTTTTTATATGCTATTTTATAAATACCATTAGCGTCACACCAATCTTCATCGGAATGTATTCTATGAGCAGTACATAACATCTGAGCAGACTCTAAAGGCATTTTTACTATCAGCTTATCAGGTAAAAACTCTGCCGCTTCTTTAGGACTCTTAGATACGTAAAATATATTCATTTTTTCACCTTTATCCTACGCGGTGGTTTCTTTTCTTTATTTTTTATTCTCTCCATCATCTCCATGTGCTCTTTCATGGTCATAGTTTTATTAGCCATTAATTACGTTCTCTTTTTACATACTCGGATATACGTGCGGGTATTACAATATGAGTATTACAAAAGGTACAACACCTCCCCTCATCTTTTACAGGACTTGGGTTATGTCCGAACTCCTCATCTCTTTTACGGTCGCAAATAACACAATTTATCATTTTAATCTCCTTTACATATAGTAGTTTACTTTATATTTATTACAAAGTAAAAGACTTTTTACATTTGGTAGCAGCGAGGACTTTGAGGTTCAATAAGGTACAAGTTCTCTTTAGTTCTCGTAACTGCAACATAAAATACTCTATTCTCATCATCAGGATTTTGCTGATAATTTTTATAAACTCTATTAGTAATATCTGTAATCAATACTACATTCTCACATTCACCACCTTTAGCAGCATGAATAGTGGATAATTTTATTCTAGGTTTTTTAGTAATCTTTTCTCCTCTACGTAGCATAGCTCGTATGTAGCTGATTTCTTTTACACTTAATAAACTAAAAGCGTCAAACCAAACACTCTGAGGTATATCGGGAAAGTAATACAACATATCTTTCATATCAAGTTTTGCTTTCTCGTCGATAGTATCTATAACTTTAGGGTTTTTTAATTTAATTTGTTTTATAATGTTCACACATTCAGCTAAAGTTATTTTTTCTCCTGCTCTAAGTCTTTCCCAGTTTATTACAGATTGTACCTTTTTCTCAGAAATACTAGGTCTACCCTTCACTTCAAAAAACCAACCTTCGTTCCTGCAATACTCATCTACTTGTTCTAAAAGGTAGTTTGTCCGAGCTAATACAAGCCATTCACCGCTTTCCATGTTTACTAAATCTATGTTTGGTTCCCACCTTACTGTACCTTTTTGCTCTCTAGGGTTCCAAGTTTTATGTACCCTAGAACGCACCTGATTTATACATCGCATAGCCACATCGTGCACAGAAAAAGGTACGCGATACGACTGTTTTAAAATCATTGCGTCTTTAGAATTACTAATTAAATAATCAACATCAGCACCCGCCCACTTATAAATAGCTTGGTCATCATCACCCGCAACATAAACCCTAGTAGAGTTTTCTGCTAACTTACGCACCACCGACCACTGTAAAGGGGACAAGTCTTGGGCTTCATCTACATACATAACATCTAACTTAGGTATTTCTCCTTTAGTCAGAAAGTCTTGTAACATATCTGTGTAATCTACAAGTAATCTATCTTGCTTAAATAAATTTAATCCTTTGGCATAACGCTCTAATTCAAACCAACCTACAGCGTCTTCTACATCGTGCCATTGGTCTTTTAAACCTACCCCTCGCATACGTGCTAAGTTTTCTATAAACGCTAATCTATCATCATGTGTCATAGCAAATAAATGCCCGTCGTCTGAATTACTAGACCCAGTTAGTTTTAAATTCATCTTTTCATTTAAATCTAATATATCCCTACGACCTAAAACATTTTCTCTATTTAATCCTAGTTGTCTAAACGCTAGAGAATGTAGAGTCCTAAAATAAGGTAAATCTTTATCTAAAATATTATCGAACTTAGCTATAGCCCTATCTTTACCCTCAGATACCGCCTTTTTAGTGAAGGTAAAAAACCCTATCTTATCAGGTTCTGTTCCACTTTCTAATTCATCTTCTATAAGACCAAGTAAGGTACTCGTCTTTCCAGTTCCAGGCGGTCCAAGAATAACTTGTGTTTTACTAGGTAATGTCATATCGGGTTATCGTCAAACTCAGGTAAATCATGCGACTCATCTTGAGCTTTAAATTCATCTATGTGCCATACGTTTACACCTTTGCCTTTTATATTGAAAAAGTATGGCTCTCCATTTAGTTGTTTTAATTTAGAAGTTAATTTATTTCTTTGATACTCTTTAAAGTTATGTCTATGTAGATACTCCATAAGGTCTGCTAATCTAAAATAAGTCTTGCCTTTATCCGTCCAAGGTTTATGTAGTAATAATTCATCACGTTCTCTCGCAGGTCTTTCTGTACAAAATGCTTCTAATAACTCTAAGAAAAATCCTTCGGTAGACGCTTCTTTAGGTACTTCAACAATCGTTAAAGAGTCTAGTAGTTGTTGTATTATTTGTCTCCAAACGTTTTCTTTTACCTTCGGTGGTATTTTATTTAGAGCGTCCATACACTTACGCTGAAATCTATTTTGGTTTAGTAAATCATCTGTTTCTAGTTCTAACCTACCGCCCTCTACGTCTAAAAACCATATTGGCGGGTCACTATCTTGTTTAGTTAAATTACTAAACAATGGTGTCCCCCCTCCCGCTCCGATACCATACTTCCTAGTTCTACAAAGAGGACTATTACAGTGTCCAGCGAGAGGTTGGTCGTTACATTTATAGAAATAATCTTTTCTGTTTACTTGTTTTGCAATAGTTAATACTTCTTGTGCACCTAGTGGCGGTTGCATATATTTTATATTTACTTCTTCTAATCTTTTTTCCCAATCGTCTGGGTATTTCTTTCTTAGGAATACACCTAGATTAAATAACCCTGAGTTTCTTGTACCTTTAGGAAACCCTTGTACGATTAAATGTTGTAAGCAAGGAGGTGATTGGTCTATCCAATCTACCTCCTCGCTTAAAGGACTAGCTTCTAACGACTCTAGCCCTGAGGGGGATAACATTAATTCTTCTGCTCTTTCTAGAAATTCTTCAGGACTTATAGCTTGTCCGTCTTTATTGTAAGCATACCGTGTAGAGTTCTCTCCTGCAAAGTACGGCATGTTTAGAGTGCTACCTCTGTCTCCTCTATCTAATAATAATTGTGTTTGTTTTGGAAATATCTCAGCCTGACCGAAACCTATTGACGCAGCAAGTTGTCTTAACTTACGTTGCATTAATGAGGCTTCGACAGGCTCAGATACGAAAAGATAAATATGTGCTCCTCCGCTTTTACTACGACAGACAGTAAGCGGTAGTTTATGTTTCGATATCTTTTTAGCTAGTCCTTTTAAGTCTAGTTGATATTCGTCTACATCTATAGCTCCCCAGACACATTGATTATTTTCATCAATGGCTACGATTCCTATACTTTGTTTACCGTTTAAATGGTTCTCCCAAAGTTTAAGCAGTCCTTCATCGGATAGCTCTTTAGATATAGTTACATTTTTTCCACTCGCCTTACCGTCTTCCCTAGTTTCGTTTAGGGCTGTAAAAGTCCCATACGCTTGACGAAGTCCAGCAAACCGTTTGGCAAATTCCTCTGCCAACGACATAATTTACCCCTATGTTAAAATGGTGCTTCTTCAGCTTCTCCATTAGTTTTTGATACAGTACCGTCTTGTTCATGTTTAACTTCAACATCACCTTGTTTTGCCGAAGACATAAACTCTTTAGCTACCATAGCTGTGTCTAAATCAGTTTGACCTTCTTGGTTTACTGTAAATACATTCCATGTGCCTTTATCATTAGACATTGAGCTAGTACCTAATTTATAGGTAAACGCGAACATAGGTGCTTGAACAGAAGCTCCTGCACTATTTTTCACTCTAGCCATTCTAAGCATAGTCAACCATTTCCTAGCTACACCAAGTTGGGTAGAAGTCATAGTTATAAGTGCTTGTTGAGGGTCAGGTTCAGTAACTAGAACGAAAAACTGTGCAGTTTCTACAATCTCATTACCGTTCTGTAAGTAGTAACGTCTAGTCTGTTCGTCTCTTTTACAAGACTTTAGTATAGACATATCGTGATTAGCGTCTACTAATCCACCACCTTTTTCTCTAGGAATCCACTCTATATACTTTTTAGAGTAGGCACAAGGTACTACTGAAATACCTTTATCTCCATCATACACCTCACCACTGACCGTATTTATCAGGTCACCAGCAGAAGCACCTTCGATATAGTTTCCACTATTCTTATTTAATTGTGGGGACATAGGTTGGAGCAGACGTATAAAGGGGATAGCATAATCCTCCGTTGTAGCCTCCTCTAAGCCAGTTCCCGCTGAAAGCAAAGAATCATCATATGCCGCTACTGCGGTAGACTTTTTCTCTGCAACCTCTGTGTTTTGCGTATTCGCCATATTACACCTTTTTTATAGTTGCTTTAGTGCCTACAAAGACACCAAATGGTTCACTCGGAATATCCACTCCATTACTAAGTTGTTCTTTTACGAACGCTTTTAAAGTACTAGGGTGAATGCTTTGACGTATTTCTGGAGCTAGTCCACGAGATTTAAGAGCGTCTACAGTTTCATTAACTACTACGTCTTCATCTCTACCGAACTTTAGAAGTACCTCATTTTTAATAAGTCCTTCATGTCCGTTACGAACAAGCCAGTCATAAGCCAGTTTTTGATTAGCTTTAGAAATATGAGCACCATAGTAATCTCCTATAGTAATCTTCTCTCCGCTACTCAAGATTATTTCCGTTAGCCCTGCAGTTTGCATAGCGTCTGGAAGTTCTTGTTCAGCTACTAATCTAAGTTCTTCTTTTTTAACCTTTACAGCTTCCTCTAAATCTTTTAGTTCTTTCTCTAAAGTTAGCTGTTTATTGGCTAAAGCAGAAACAGTTGAAAGCTCCCCGTCAGAAACATCTTTGTCCCAATCTGAAACATTTTCTTCTCCGACTAGTTGCTCAAAAGTTGGTTTATTATCTGTCATATTTCTCCTTTCTCGTGTAGGTCTATTCGAACGGGATAGTAAGTACCTTCTTGCCTATCCCACTTTAGTATATTATAACGACCCCGATTATAATATGAAGCCACCGAACACGCGACACCAATCGCGGCAGGGTCTCCTATCAGTAATAAGTAATCTTCATCTTTAAAGTCTTGTAGGGCTTGTTTCATCCTTTTTATAGACGGTGAAGCACTTAACATGATATTTGTATTAGAAGGTAACAAGACTTCAAAATCACCATACTGTCTAGCAGACGTGATGTTTCGTCCTGGAACTTCTTGTATAACATATACTGTCATGTTTCTCCTTTCTGATTTCTAAGGGCTTACTTTACTAATTTAAAACGACAAAGTAAAGGATATTATTTTTATTAGTATTTTCAGATTTAAAAAATTAAATCTAAAAAAGTTTTTAGAACTACTAATATTTTTAATAGACTAATAGATTGTTTTAAAAAACTTAATTTTTATAACGGTTTGTACCCTATTAGTTTTAGATAAAATCTATTAGAGGGCACGGGGAAATATTACTAATCCAGTATATTTTGATTAAAATATAAGATATAATCCGCTTTAGAAATAAGAAAGTAGCTATGAAATATAAATTTAAGACCGAACCTTACGGTCATCAATTAGAAGCATTGAAACGCTCTTGGGATAAAGAGGAGTTTGCATATTTTATGGAAATGGGGACAGGTAAATCTAAAGTCCTTATTGATAATATAGCTGTACTTTACGATAGGGGTAAAATCAACGCGGCAATAATTATTGCACCAAAAGGTGTTTATGAAAATTGGTCGGGTAGAGAAATACCTACACATTTACCTGACCACGTAATACATAGGGTGGGTGTATGGAATCCTAACCCTACTAAAAAAGAGAAAGAAAAATTATTAAGTTTATTTGAACCTACTTTAGATTTAAAAATATTGGTTATAAATGTTGAAGCATTTAGCACAAAGAAAGGTGTAACGTTTGTTGATAAATTTATCAATACCCACTTCCCACTGATAGCGGTTGACGAATCAACGACTATAAAAAATCCTAAAGCACAACGAACCAAGAACCTTTTAAAATTAGCAGTAAATTGTAAGTATCGTAGAATACTAACTGGATTCCCAGTTACTCAATCACCGTTAGATTTATTTAGCCAAAGTGAGTTCTTAGCACCTTCGTTATTGGGCTATGGTTCGTATTACTCTTTCCAAAATAGATATGCTCAAATTATAAATAGGGCTATGGGACAAAGAAGTTTTAGACAAGTTGTAGGATATCAACACCTAGATGAGCTTAGTAATAAAGTAAATAACTTTTCGTACAGAGTTCTCAAAAAAGAATGTTTAGACTTACCTGATAAAGTATATATGCGAAGGGAAGTAGAACTCACTCCTGAACAAAAGAAAGTCTATAACGAAATAAAAGATTATGCCCTAGCGGAACTAGAAGGTAATGAAGTTGTAAGTGTAACTTCTGTCCTTACACAAATACTTAGACTTCATCAAGTTGTATGTGGTTTTGTGAAACATGATAAAGGAGAAGAAGTTGAAATAAAAAATAACCGCGTTGATGAATTATTAAATATATTAGCAGAAGTACAAGGTAAAACTATTATTTGGGCTAACTATCAATACGATATACGAAGAATATTAAAAGTATTAGAAGAAACTGTAGGAGCCGAAGCGGTAGCTACTTATTATGGCGATACTCCTGAGGAAGATAGACAAAACATAATTAATAAATTTCAAGACCCTGATTCTGAATTAAAGTATTTAATTAGTAATGTACAAACTGGTGGATATGGTATAACGCTTACTGCGGCTAATACAGTTGTTTATTATTCCAATAATTATGATTTAGAAAAAAGATTACAATCAGAAGACCGTGCTCATAGAATAGGACAAAGCAATAAAGTTACCTATATTGATTTAGTTTCTAAGGGTACTGTCGATGAAAAGATAGTAAAAGCATTAAGAAGTAAATTAAACCTAGCCCAAGAAGTATTGGGCGATGAGAAATGGAGGGATTGGATTGCTTAAATTTTATAAAGGAGCTATGAAGGGTTACGACCCACTTATAGATAAATGGGATAAACCTACTAAACGTATTTACGAAGGTAGAACTATCGAAGGTAGAAAAACTAGAGGTTTTGGTGATAGTAAATTTTCGTATGCGGGTAAAAGTTATAATCCAGACGCTTGGACACAACCTATGAAATATATCAAAGGTAATTTAGAAACTTTTATACGGAGAGAACTAGATATAGAAGTTGATTTTAAATTTTGTTTATGCGGGTACTATGGTACTGACGGTAAGGGTATACCGCACCATTCTGATACAGTACCTACGTATAATGATTTAGTTGTATCGCTTTCTTTTGGTGCACCTAGAATATTTCAATGGCATGAATACGGGTACCATATAAAACAAGAAACTAATACAAGTAAAACTAATATCTATACTACAGATACTCGTAAAGAAACTAATTATTTAATGGAAGACGGGGATTTATTTATATTCGATGGACATTCACAGATGTTCGCTACTCATAGTGTACCCGATGTAGAAGGCGGGGGAGAAAGAGTTAATTTAACTTTTAGAACTGGTATTTAAGGTAAATAGATTAAACCGCCACCCGCGTATTCTTCCATTTCACCACCGTCAGCATATTTCATCGGACCGCCACCCATCATTTTCTTAACATCGCCACCGTAAGACATTTCTTTCATTTCACCACCGTAAGCCATTTTCTTTTCTTCAGGTTTTTTAGATAGTGAATTCATAATCATACTTCTCATCATAGCTCTACCGTCAGCAGCTTTTACAAAACCCATTTTTTCTACAACTTCTTTGGGTAATGCTCTAAGACCTGCTCCTTCTTTACCGTCAGGAATAGGTTTGCCTTCTGCTGCCATAATAGGTTTACCATAAGCAGCCATTGTAGGTTGTTGTGTTCGCGATTTAGCAGTTTTAATTAACATTAGACTTTGTTCTAGTACTTGCTCTGCCTCATCTAAATCTCCATTAGTACGACCAACCACTGCTGAAGCTAACATATCAGCGTCGCTATTAATATCAATACCCTGAGGTGCAGAATCAGCAGGGTTTGGTACTTGTTCTTGTTGCATCATCGCCATATCTTGTGGCGGCATCATACCTGCTATTCCTTGAGGAGCTCCCATAGGTTGTGCACCCATGTTCATAGGTACATCTGACCTAGCTCCTTGTGTCATTATATTAGTTAATTCTTCTATTCCTGCCATATCTATGCTCCGTATGTAGTTTTATTTGGTCTAAATCCATTTTGAAATACATCCGTTACGTTTGTCATTATACCTCTATCTAATGGATTTGAGTATAGTTTACTTTGATTGGTAGTAGCTTTCGCTAAATTACCGTTTTTCGGTGTATTTTCAACTGGGACTGTAAACTGATTTATAGGGCTTCTTTGGGGTAATGCTGTAGTTATACCTTTCATATAATTATTTTTATATTTTAGAACGTCTGCTTCGTACTGATTACGTGGTGGAGGAGAATTTCTCATATCTCTTTCCATATCAATATATTGAAAAACTTCATCGTAAAAACTCATAACTCTACTCCTGCTTTTCTAGCTATCTCTAATATTTGTTTTATATTATCTGCTTGTTCTTGCCCTATAAGGTCATTTATTCTTTTTTGTTCTGCTTCTTGCCTATTCCTTATTATATCTTTCTCTCTTGTAGTGTACTTACTTTGTTCGTAATCTTTAGTTAAATTATATTGTTCACCACTTCTTATTTGATAATTAGTATATAGTTTTAAAAAAGTACGAGCGGCTCGATTACTTTCTAATCCTCTCACATATGCATCAAAAAGTTCCCCGCCTGTTTCAGAAGCGTCCATAATCAAAGTTCTTAAAAAATTAGCATTTCTTTCTCTTAAATTTTTCTCAACTGCCGTAACTCGTCTACCTAATTGAGTTAAAGGTGGGATAATAAATCTTTTTAAATAATTTAATTCAGGGTTTTCGAAACTCTCTGACAAACTTTTAAGAACAGCAGCATCACTATCATAAAATCCTTGTGTTAATCTATCAGACATTTCTGATAAAACATTCATATTTTTTACAAATTTATCTCCTGCTCTATTACCCATAACTAAATTAGCTACTCCTCTAAAAGATAAACTAATACCAGCAGCTTCATCAGGCGAAAATTTAGTATTTATAAAATTTTGAAATTTATTAAAATCAAAAACTCCATTAGTAGATGAAGCGTCATAAATATATTTTTTAAATATTTGAGTCACATCTTTTTGAAGTTTTTTACTTCCCCTTGAATTTATAATATTCATTAATTGTTCTAATTGATTAAATGCTTGACCTGTATTATCGATTCGATTAAAAATATTACTTACTATATTGTAAGCATCACCTTCTCCAAAAGTATCATTCAGTTTACGAAGACTAGCTTCGTATGCATCTATCTCAGGTAAGAATTTTTCTCTAAAAACTTTAGGGTCAGCGAATTTAGAAACACTATCTTCTTGAAAAATCTCTTTCACTAAAGCTCTATTGTCTTGCATAAATCTAAAATATGCTTTACTTTGTTCTACTGGAGTTTTATCAGGACTGAAAACATTAAATCGTATATTATCTATTAAATCATTTTGTAAACTATTTTTTATACTTTGACCTTCAGCTCCTAATTGGTCTAAATGGTTTACAAAATTTCTTAACGGAGTATTTACAGATGTTCCAGGAGTAGTTTGATTTAAAAAATAAGGTAATATTTGTTCTGGATTCTTTTTAGCTATTTCAGTTAAAACTGGGTTATAAGTATCAGACATTTTTCTAAATGCTTCGCTCTGATAAATTTTAAATTCTGCAAACTGTGCTGGACTTAACTCTCGTCTAGCGGTTGTTAAAATTTGACTATCTAAAGAATTTTCTAAAGCTAAAAATTTATCATTTAATTTAAGTTCTGCAGGAATTTTTGTATTTAAACTATTTCGGTATTGTCCTACTTGTTTTCTAAGAGCGAATAATTCTGGAATAGTAAAATCATTATTATTATATGCAGTTAGTTGAGTTCTAAGGTCTGCAGGAAAAACTTCATCGATTTCTTTTTTAGCCGCTCTATCTCCTGCTCTTAATCCTCTACTAACAATATTATCAAAATTATTAACAGCGTCTAAAGCGTCCGCTGCTGCTCTTAATTGCGGGTTAGCTCTTTTTATAGGAGTATCGCTTAACCCTATAGTATTTAAATACTCAACATCTTGTTCATTTAAAACTTTTCTATATTCGTTTGTTCTTTCAGTTATTAATTTTTGAAAAACTGGTCTTATCTCTGTAGCGTAATCAGCACTATAAACATCTTCAACGGCACTTCTAGCACCCGTTTGTTTAAAAGAATCAAACTCTTCAATAAAATCGTTAATAATAAGTTGACCTTTTTGTACAAACTCTTGTCTTTGGCTATTTATCGCTCCACCTACCTCATCAGCTATCGTAGCTCCTGTCATACTAGTATCTAAACCATCAAAAACAGCTTTAAAAAAGTTATCTCGTACTTTTGTATTACCTGCTAAAGTTTGTTTAAACCAATCTACATAGTCTGAATTAACTGCTCCTTCTGTTTTTAATAATTTTTCTAAATCTGCAAAATATGCGTCTTTTGTTGCTTGAGCTGCTGTTGGGTCAAATTTTCCTATTTTTCTTTGTACATCACTAGCTATAACGATAATAGCGTCATTAATATCTTTTATAGATATATCTTTGCCTTCGAATACATTTTTATATGTACCGCCTTCATTATATTGTTTAGCTCTTTCATCCAATAATTGTCTAAATTTTATCATTTCATTCGTATCTAATGTACGACCACCTGATATAAATTTATATATCTGTGGAAGACCTTTCATAAATCCGTCAATTACTCCTTGTCCCCCTACCGATAAGGCACCTAAAAGAGCGGTCTCTTCAGCCATTTGCCCTAAGGTGTAATCATGGTAACCTAAAGATTCTCCTAAAAGTCTTTGTCCGAATAAAGTTAATGCCGCACTACCACCGAGCATACCGTATTCACCTAATTTATTTGCACCTTTTCTTAAAGTTCCGATATCTTGAATTCCGTACTGTGCTAAATTAGTTAATTTTTTACCCTGCATTATTTTATTACCTGCAAAAATTTCTGCTATTATGGGCAATCCTTCTGCAGCTGCAAACTCTAAATAATCTAAACCTGACACAAAAGGTGCGTCTACTATTTGAGGGTTCTCCATATCTGCGAAATATGCAATAGAATTATTAGGGTTGTTTGGTATAGCGTAAGCGAATTTAGGTTCTAAATTCGAATAAAATTTTGGATTTGGTTGTCCAAAATAAGAAAGTTTAGTTTCCTCGTCTCTTTTACCCACCACTCCTACGTTTTCTACAGCATAATTAGCTGTCTCAGGAGTATAATTAGACCCTGCAAAAAAATTCATAGCTAATTTAAATCTAGTAGCGTCTAAGATATTTCCAGGATTGTAACCAGCTTTTATTAATTCGTCAGTTTGTTCATAACCTATAGGTGTTACAGGTTTATTTTTTGTAGCAGAAGCATATCTATCTGGTAAATTACCTCGCGTATAATTGTATTGTCTTTGTAATATTTGTTCTGGGTTTGCTTTATCTTTTAAAGATTCTTCGTATTGTCTTAAATTAGTTGCATAAATTGGAAAAAATTCATTTACATTTAAATCTAAAGGTTGTCTTAAAAAAGGTTGTAATCTTTGTGGGTATGTTACATTTTTAAAATTCTCTTTTAGTTCTTCTAAAGTAGGTTCATTTTCAGTTCTATTTTCTAAATATGATTTTTGAACATTACTTTTAGATAATATTGCTAAATTTTTTAGTTGCTCATCATTAAGAAATTGACCGTATAACAAATTAGGATAAGTTTGGTTTGTAAAAAAATCTAAAACAGGCTGAGTTTTTAACTCTGCAACTGCTTGATTTTGTAGTTCAGCAAAAGTACTCATGGGGTTGCAAAAGGACTTCCAAATTTTCCTGTGTTGGGTTTGTCTAGTTTAGTACCCGTTCCTTCACTAGATGTTTCGAAGTCG